CTGCTGCTACCAAAGAAGGTATGGAGCTAGAGGGTCTCGGCGTTGGTACTAAGGCTGGTCTTAAGTACAAATTCTAAGTAACGTACGTTCATCCTTATGGAACATATCTATCAACTAGATCTAACACCCGAAGCTCTCAAATTGATTTATAAGTCTGTAGACTTTCATCACAAAAATTGGAGCGGTGGTGATGCATTTGAACAGCAGGAACTTTTGTATTTAAAAAATCTTTTGTTCAAGTGTGTTCTAGAAGAAACGTTCCAACAGGACGCATGACGCCACACCATGGAACGGGGGTGTGGTACTTCGGAGTATTTCAATGCCTAACGTTGAACTGCAAGCTCGCGTCAAAGAGCAGAAGGCTGCACAAAAGCAAGCCAAGCTGAAGTATCGCGGCGTTACTTATCTCAAAAATTCTGCTAAATAAAAATGGCAACAAAGTCTAAAAAGACTGTAGCAAAACCGTCTTCTCATCAATCAACGAAGACAACTGCTACACCTGTTAACTTTGGCTTTAGTGATGACAAGCCCTTCAAGCGGTGCGGTCATTGTGGTGATGTAAAACCACAGTGCCGTGCTGAGAAGCGCTGCGTCAAAGGCTATATGTAAACAGCTTGGGAGGCACCTCAGAGTCGGACCTCCCTTGCATTGGCATCGGCCCGTACGCGGACACCCTTTGCCGTCTAGACGGTGGGATAGACCACAAAATTTTGACTAAAAAATTCTGAACGTTCAGAGAGTAAACAACACTTTTATTCTCTTACAATGGCACAACAAAATAGTAACGAGCCGTTGGCCGATCTTACACGGCCAGGACAGGCTAACAGCGCGGGTGATGCCCGTGCTCTGTATCTCAAGCTTTTCAGCGGTGAGATGTTTAAGGGTTTCCAGAACAACACGATCGCTCGTGATTTGCTCATGCGCCGTACCCTGAAAAACGGCAAGAGTATGCAGTTCATCTTCACCGGTCGCACGACTGCTGAATACCATACTCCCGGCAACAGCATCCTCGGTAACTCCGATGGTGCACCTCCGGTGAACGAGAAGACCATCACCTGTGATGACCTTCTGATCAGCTCCGCATTCGTGTATGAACTTGATGAAGTTCTGTCACATTATGATCTGCGTAGCGAGATCTCCCGTAAGATTGGTTATGCTCTCGCAGAGAAGTATGACCGTCTGGCATTCCGTGCTGTTGCTCGGGCTGCACGTCAGGCATCTCCTATCACCAAGACTAACTTTGTTGAGCCTGGTGGTACTCAGGTCCGCGTTGGTACTACCACCAATGCTTCTGACGCCTACTCCGCTACTGCACTGGTTAGCGCCTTCTATGACGCTGCTGCTGCAATGGACGAAAAAGGAGTCAGTTCTGAGGGGCGAGTGGGGGTCCTGAACCCTCGCCAGTACTATGAATTGATCCAACAGGTTGGTGAGAATGGTCTGGTTAACCGCGATGAGCAAGGTACCGCACGTCAGCGTGGTCAAGGTATCGTTGAGATTGCTGGTATCAAGATCTACAAGTCCATGAACATTCCTTTCTTCAGCCAGTATGGCACGAAGTTTGGCACTGGTTCTGCGACCAACCCCGGTACTACCGATCCTGGTAACACTGGTTCTTTCGTTTCTCCTGCTGTTGAGGACGCTGCTAACGACGTTACCGGCATCCAAAACGAGTACGGCGAAGAGACCGAGTTTGCTAACAGCTGCGGTCTGATTTTCCAGCGTGAAGCTGCTGGTGTTGTGGAAGCAATCGCTCCTCAGGTGCAAGTTACCAGTGGCGACGTTTCCGTGATTTACCAGGGTGACGTGATCCTGGGCCGCTTGGCTATGGGTGTGGGTGCTCTGAACCCCGCCTGTGCTGTCGAGCTGTTCGCTGGCACCGCTACTAAGCCTGCTGGTTTCTGATATAATTATCACACACGGGGACTCTTCGGAGTCCCTTTTTTTATTCTTTGACAGATATGCCGTTTCCTACAAATGCTGCGTCCACCGAACTGGATGCTGTTAATCAAATACTAAGCAGTGTGGGACAGGCACCTGTCACTACACTAGATCTACAAAACCCTGAAGTGTTTACTGCAGTCAATACGCTGCGTGAGCAAAGCAAGCAAGTACAGCTTGAAGGGTGGTCGTTCAACACAGAACGTCACTATGTGCTTACACCCGATACTTCCACTAATAAGATTGCTGTACCTAGCAACATGCTTGCCATTGATGCTAACGTACAGACACATCAAGACAAGTACGATCTAGTACTACGCAATGGTTTTGTCTACGACAGGCAGAATCATACTGATACATTTACTGACGACATTACTGCAGACATCCTGTGGTTCTGGGATTTTCAATACCTACCGCCAGGCATCCAACAATACATTACAGCAAAGGCTGCTCGTATGTGTGCTGTTAAGATGGTTGGTGACAGAGAGTTGAATGTGCTGCTAAAAGAACAGGAGGATTCTACTCGTGCTGCTGTTCTTGAAGAAGAGTGCAATCAAGGTGATTACTCTATGTTCGGTCATCGAGATGGAGAAAATTATTACACAAGCTATCAACCATTTAGAGCGCTATCTAGGCAATGAGTACACTTTCCCAATCTATTCCAAATTTGTTGTTAGGCATTTCGCAACAACCTGACAGCCGGAAACGTCCAGGACAAGTAAAGAATGCTGTCAACGCTTTCCCTGACTTTGCGTTGGGTATGCTAAAACGTCCTGGTGGTAAGTTTGTTGCGAAGTTACACAAGGCACCTACCACTGGCAAGTGGTTTCCTATCCTACGGGATAGTGATGAGAAGTACATTGCCTGCTATGAAGACAACAGATTTCAAGTTTGGGATTTGCTGGATGGTGAGGTTCGTATGGTTGACATGGGCTCCAACACTGGAGTCCAGAGTGGCTGCACACCAGCTGATTTAAAAACAGAAGGTGATGATCTCAACACTGCTGTAGCTACCACTGCTACAGAGTTGGGTGATATGCANACCACTGAGTCTACATTAGCCAAAGCTNTTGCAGGACAGACTTCTACTGTTAGCCGTTTGCTTGAGTTTTCGTATGATTACTCAGCTGGTTATGTGAAAGAAAGTCTTAAATCAGGTATTATTAAAGATGCAGGTGGTGAATACCTCGTCAAGAACAACGACACTATAGTAGCCTCTCAGACCACCACGCTGCCCGCTAACTACGCCTTAGGCACTGAACGTACAGATGAGCACCCACTGCTTGCTGCACAAGGTTACAGGGTCTTTGAGGCGCAACTGACGACTGCTGCTACTCACACAGAACAAAACCTGACTGATGCTGAGGATGCATACGACAACACCATCAACAGTGTAGTTGCTGATGGCACTCTGCAAGAGTACAATACGGCTACTACTGCAGAGGGTACAGCACGTACAGACTACAACACTGAGTTCGATGCGTGTGCTATTACAGATGCACAGGTGCCGAGTGATGCATACCTTAAAGATGCAACTGCTGATGACATCGAGCTGTTGACACTAAATGATTTTACATTTGTGTTGAACAAAAAGAAAGAAGCTAAAATGAAGACAGCAACAACTCATGGTAGTATCGCTACTCACCGTGCGTTTGTTGTTATCAGTATAGTAGCTAACGGTCACTATGATATTAATTTGACTGGATTTAGCGGGACTGCAGCAACCTATAATGCTAACACAGGTGACGATGGTGAACACATTGCCGCTGACTTGGCTGGCGACATTAACGGTAACAACGGTTACACTGCTGAAGCCATCGGTCCTGGTCTTTATATTACCAGAACCAGTGCATTTTCAATTACTACTTCTGGACCCGGTTCTTCTAACAGTATCTATGCTTTGACTGATTCTGTAGAAAACATTAGCAAACTACCAGCCCAATGTAAGGATGGGTACGTTTGTAAAGTTATCAACTCTACCAGTGTAGACATTGATGACATGTATGTTATCTTTGAAGGTTCTAACGGTGACGGCACCGGTTATTGGGAAGAAACTACAGCTCCTGGCATTACCTATGAATTTGATGAGCTGACAATGCCTCATCAATTGGTACGGCAAGCTGATGGTTCGTTTCTGTATGGTCCTGTAAACTGGAATGATCGGATTGTTGGTGATAATACCACTAACCCTATCCCCAGTTTCATTGACAATACAATCAGCCATATCTTTTTTTACCGTAACCGTATGGGTTTNCTGTCCGGTCAGAATGTAATTCTTGGTAAAGCTGGCGACTTGTTTAATTTCTGGAATACTTCAGCTCAAGTAGCTACAGATGATGATCCTATTGACATCTCTGCTGCTGGTAAAAAGCCGGTGTTTCTTAACTATGTCGAACCAACCAGCGTTGGTCTGGTAATGTATTCTACAACAGAGCAGTTTCTTTTGACTACTGACTCTGACATTCTATCACCTAAAACTTCTAAAGTAAATACACTCAGTTCTTATGAAGCTGATGCAGCTGTAGAGTCTGTAGCGCTTGGTACATCACAAGCGTTTATCAACAAAACCCCGCTGTACACTAGGCTGTTTGAGATTAATGAGATTAACTCAGAGCAACCACCGCTGCTGTCTGATGTGACAAGTGTGATTCCTGAGTTGATTCCTGAGACCATCAACAGCATGGTGGCTTCACCTGCTCTGTCTATTGTATCTCTAGGCACCACAGGTTCATCAAATATTTTCCAATATAGATTCTTAGAAAAGACACGTGAAGAACGAGCGGTAAACTCGTGGTACAAGTGGGAACTTACTGGCACACTATTGACTCAGTTTTTTGATTCTAGTACATATTATGTTGTTGTTAAAAACGACAACGATGTGTATGTGCAATCGTTTGATATGACTCAATCTAGTGAGGAAGGGTTTTTGACTCTACCTACTGGAGAGAAAACTGATGTGTGTTTAGATTTGTTTAACATTAACCCACACCGCACATATACTGCATCATCCAATAAAACTAGAATCTTTTTACCT